ATATACACCTCATCGTAGTCATTTAACTGGATAACTGTATTTAATACATCAGTCGGTAGTTCATTCTCATGTTGACAAGTGTCATACCTATTAAGTAATTGTTTTTGTGCCTTATTTAGCTTACGCATCGTAGTAGTCGTGTAATCTTTTAAGGACATGTTGGATATTATTATCAATAAATGATTCTTTAATCGACCACATACCTAGAGGACTACGAATACGTTCGTTTACAGTCTGTTTAGTTAGTCTAGTTTGATAGACATATTTAAAACCTAAGACTTCTTCATCTTCATTAATACTATACATAGGTGAGTCTGCTAACTTCAAAGCTGATGTAGGCATCTTCTTACAACTGATAACAGTAGAGAAGAAGCTTTCAATGCCTTGGTTCATTAAAGAGCCTTTAACTTTGACAAGCGTCTCATTGACCATTTCAGACTCGTTATACACATCTGATGTGTGAGCTAAGAATATGATATTTCGTGTGGATTTGGCTACGTCTTGAGCCATCATTTGCTTCATAAACTGTGCATAGTTACCCCAAGCTCTCATAGTGTCTGTTGAAGTCAATACTTTTGTACTTTCGTACATATCCATCAAGTACGTAAGACTATCTACAATGATTGTGTGTATCTTAGAGGTGTCATGTTTTACATCTGCAATAGTGATACTCTTCTCATTTTCTACAGTGCGAATAATAGTAGGTACGTGATCAGGGTCAGTAATTGTATACTGAATGAAATCTGACTTAAATGGCAGCTTCTTATTGTTCTCACAATTTAGGTATAAAACCCCTTTAGGGTTTTTTATGTTTTGCAAACTTGCTGATTTGCCTGATGCGGACTTGCCACATACTAGTACTAGATTATCGTTCATCTATTCTCCTTTATTTTTTAGTTTGGATTGAAGAGCTGCGTTAACTTGCGTACGCAGCTCTGATTCTGGAAGAGGTAACTCTAACTTCTCATTAAATGCTGCCATTAGTTTATCTAGCTCACTCATGTCTGCGCCTGAATCAATATATACACACCCTAGTCTGTACATCATGTTCTGACGGTTACCCATTTTAGTATTAGCTAAGAACCATCTCTCTAAATTAGAGATAGACCCAGCTTTGATTACTGATTTAGCATAGTTATCTGCTTTTCTAGTTTTAGGTATAAACTTCGTAGCATCTATGAGCTTACCTTCGTTGTAATGATATTCTCCACCGTTAGTTAACCACTTTCTAGCAGCATCTTTAGTTTGACTATCAACATCAAAGGGTAGCCATGTGAATACATTGTTCATAAAACCACTGTAATCCATAGCTGATAATTTAAGGAAATGACTCAATGGAAGAATAATTCTAAATCTATTCTTCTCTGGCGTATGCCTTTTAGTTGTAGCAAACAGATATGTGTAGTCTTCTAATAGTAATGCAGCTGTTTCCATCTGGACAGTGCCATCTAGATCTAATATCAATAAATCAAAGCCTGGAATTGCATTTTCACCTTTACGATGCCCATCAATAAATGAGTGAGCCGTGTAATGATAGCCAGGGGTAGATACTAACTGGTGTAGCTTACTAAACTTACTTGTATCTCCTTTGTAGTCGGTAGTGATGTCTTGGCTGTATGACAGATGCACTTTGTTTAAGTCTGTACGTTTAAGAGATTCACCTGAAAAGAAATCAATTCCATCAATTTCTGTTCTACGGATTACAATGTTATGTGTGTACCCATAAGCAATAGCAAGCTTCATTAAGTCATTCTTCTGGTCTTTTGTACCTTTATAGAAAGGTAACTCAGTAACTAAGTCTACTTGTGTAATCTCTGTGCCCACATCTGCGATATACTCAGCTAATCGTTCATGATTGCCCTTTCGGGTCATGACAAGATTAAAGTGCTCACCTGAGTCTTCTACGAGTTGTATAGCAGCTTCAAGCTGTTCCTTACCAATCTCACGAAGACCTTCAGTGAATGTATAGGCTCCTGCTAGTTTAAGAGCTTTATAATATCTATGTGATAATTCAGCTTTAGCTACTTCTTGATGAGTCTTTAAAGCAAATGCTCGTTTCTCACAATCTGTTTTATAGGTTAACAGTAGAATAGTATTCTCTCTGTTTATGCTCAGTATTCTATTGAATTTGTCATTGTGAGCTAATCTACGTATATGTGCACTTATCTTTTTAATTATGATGTCTTGTTTAGGGTCTACAAGAAGATCAAATTGTTCTTCGGGACTAAGTGTAGAAATAGTAGCACTATACTGCTCATACCCAAATAGTAATCTTCTAGCATAGCCCGTTTCAAGCATAGTTTTGAAGTCTTCTTCAATCTTACCACCATCAAGTAGTTTGGTAGGTGTCCCAAATAACATCATGTTAGTAGGAGTTCTCCCATCTAAGTCCGTGTTACGTTTGTTTTCGGTAGTACTTTTGATAAGCTTTTGTTTAACTTTGCCCACATCGTATAACTCTAGGAAGGTATTTAACATTTCAGAGTTGCCTTGAATGTTACTACCTACTTCATCCATCTCTAGATTCATAGAGCCTGCTTCAGCTAACAATAGCTTATGTCTCATTTGTTTAGTTGCTGGTGCAGTACCTGAATCAAAACTAAACAGTAATTCACCTGTGCTCTCAAACTCTTTAACGAGTTTTTCACTGCACACATCTACATCCTCACCACTTCGTAGTGATTCAGCATTAGCAAGTCTAGCTATATTTTGATGAGCTTTGATAGGGAATATAGTCTCTAAAAACTCTTCCTTAAACTCAGCAATAATTAGTTCTTCAATGATATTAGTTGAATGTCCTTTACCAGTACCTGAAGGCATTAAATTTAATGCATAGGTATTGACAGGAATTACACCTCTATCTTGGGTTTCAATGTTACAGCGCATCATAGATGCCACTTTAGATAGATAGTAAGCTACTAATATTCTAAAGAAGTGTCTATTAGGGGATTGTGTCTTTGCGACAAGCACATCAACAATCTCTTCAGATAGCTTAAAGTAACTTAGTTTTTTCATTATTAGTAGTCCAGCTTTTGTAAGTAAGCAGTGTTACGTCTTACTATATTAGTCCAAGTAGTTTTGGTTTTGTTAACACGGTATCGTGCGTTCATTGCATTACCAAATTCTTCCCATGTCAGGTCGTTGAATTCAGCAACTCTAGCTGTCTTAATAGCTGAGTAATCTTCTATGCTGAATACAGTAGTATCTTTTCTCTTCCTTCTTGCACCGCTAGCGGGCTTAGTTGGGCCTGGGTTAAAGAATTGTTTGAATGTGTGAGTAATTTTACCCATTATAGTTTGTTGTTTTTTAGATCTCATAATACTAGTCTCTCCTGCATGATTAAGTTTCGTGCTTGTTCACATATGCCTGATACTTCACAGTATCTACATGCTTTGACTTCGCCTCTAACTGTGTTGATTACACCAACATTCCCATCATCAGCCATTCTTGATTGAGCTTCTAACAGTGTTGAGTAGTTCTTAGTGGCTCTCGCCATCTTATTAGGGTTTTTGAAATATTTATACTTTGTTTCAGATTCCCATAATTCTTCTGATGTACACTCTGGTAGAGCTTCTTGAGGTTTATCTAAATATCTAGAGATAGCTTCAAGCTTTTCTTTAATAAAGTGATCAGTTTGTTCTACAGACCACAAAGGGTATGCTTTAGTTAATACTCTAGATTGAGGATACTTAGGGTCTCTCATGGCTTGTGCGCCAGACCAATCAGTAAATATAAACTGAATATCGATAGTATTGTTTGTAATTCTATCTGGAGCTAACCACTTATAAATACTGCCTTGCTGTGTGTATTTAAGAGCGTTAGAGTCATAAATGTACGTCCATATAGATGTACTTTTATAGTCAGAGATAGTGCCATCTAGTACAAGGTCATATTTGCCAGAGATGATGTAATCACCCACTTGCTTTTCATGACGTTGCTCTACATATACTGGTATCTCATTTTCTTTAATCTCTCCTTCAGGATTAATAACTAATAGCTTATCTATAGAGGTCGTTCCTAAAGCTTCAAGAGCTTTACTCACATTCTTTCTATCAGTCCATGCCTGTTCTGCGATAGCATGAATAGCTGATCCCATACGGGCTGGTACTAAGCTAGCAATGTCCACAGTCTTATCTAAATTTTGGTTTTGATGTTTAAGAACTAAAGCTCTAGTGGGCTTTAACAAAGACGTAGCACTAATTAAATTAGTTCTGTCATCATAGTCATAGTCGTCATGCATTAGCCACACCGCTAAGGGTATGCTAATCCGCGAATTATTCGTGTATTTAAATGCCATTAATTAACCCTCCCAGGCTATTCTAGTTGAATCTTTGTTTAAAGGTTCGGAGAACCTATTTAGTATCTTTGCTACTTGGTCTAGTAGGTAACTTACAGCCTTTTAATACATGTTGAACGTATCTCCAGTCTGGTTTATCAGCAGTGCCGAAGTTAACTTCCATTCTGTGTTCCAGATACAATGTAGGGGTCACCTAAAGGTCTAACTCTGTACTGGTCATCTTCAAACCACATAGGTGGTGTATCACCCATATCTTCCCAGTGTTGAATCTTCCTGTCACAGCATAATACTGCTAACTTTTGTATTGGGTATCCTTCAGCCCACTTATGTATTAGTTCTGCGTGCTTATGTTGTTGCATGATACCCTCCTAGGTAGTTATATAATTTGGTGAGAGTTCGTACACACCAGTACTCTCAGACTGGCTAATAATAAGGAAAAGGTAATGAAAGACCTCTTTTTATTGTGTTTGGGGACATTTTCTCTAGTGTCCAGCTAGTCAACTTTGCTTTATGCTCCTAAGAGTTATAAAGAAAGACCTTTTAGCACATGATGGGGTCCCCATCGTGATTGCTAATTATGTTAAACTGCCGATCGTGCGGGTGAGCTCTTCTCCTCAAGAGAGTCAAAACCCTCCCAAGTTATATTCACCCGCACACCCATTAAAATATAAAGCCTGAGCTCTTCAAGCCCTGTACTTTGTATTGCCCCATTAACTCACTAGTTCTACGTGCTAAGCATCGTTTTAAATAGTGAGAATATGATTCATCATAACTAGCACCATTTTTAGCTGCTCTGTCTGCGTAATCTTCTGCTAATGCTTCGCATAGCTCGTCTTTAGTTAGTTCTTTCAAGTTTCACCTCTGTTATGTGGGTAAAGTCACATTCGATTCTGGGGGTGTCTGACCAAAACATAGCTGCCTTCAGCATTA